GATCATATCGCCACCAAACATAATGACGCAGTCATTTACTGGGTGATCAGCTCGCATAATGTCCGTGATCTTGACAGCCTTTTCAGCAAAGCTCATAACGCGCTGCTGCATAACTTGAGTTATAGCTAGGAGTTTTTTTGGCGCCTTGCCAGTCCGTGAGGTGCCATAAAGCTACCTCAGGTTTTTTCTTACTCTTAGCAAGATCAGGAACTTTGACTGGAGTAATCGGACCCATACCTAAAGTTGCGTCGTAAGCTGCCTGGTGAGTTACCTCTACAAGCTCATCTGTGCGCTGCTTAGCTTGAAGCAGCTGTTTTTGAACGCGCATAAGAGCTCTACGTAGCTCTGCTACGTCCTCTGATTCGATCCCCTCAGGGAGAGCATTGAACTTATCCTCTAAAGCCACGAGCTACGATTTCTTTGTAATGTCGAAGGTAACCGAACTTATCGTCGTAACTGTCCTCGTGTGCTGGATTGTGAAAGAGTCGGACTGTTTTGAGAGCGTCCATAAGGAGTGCGACTTCGTGCGCTGGTATGTCGTCGATTTTGAGGAGGGCTCCCCAAACACGTCCGATTGCGGTGAACTCTGTTCCAGCGTCTCCATATTGCTCCAATCTTTCTTCTAAGATTTCATCTATTTTGTCGCGCACTTACACTGACCTTTTCTGTGGGAAACAATAGAACCCTCTGAAAGCTTGAGACCCTCAGAGCGAACAGTTTTAGCTATGATGTATGTAGGCAATAAGCCNTCTATAGCTGTTTTTAGAACTTTACGGTTTTTTTCGTCAAGCGATTCTAGTAATAAATCAACAGGACACCGTTGCGATTTTGGTTGATACTTTGTGAATGCCGTCTCTAGATCCATAACGCGGATTCTAACCATAAATCAAACATTGAGAGTTGCGACACGCCAAAGCAAAAAGCCTCCGTTTTTATGACGGAGGCTTATCAGGTTTGATGTCACTCGAAACCTAGTTTGCTATACCCTGTCGGTATCTGACCGACAAGCAGATTTTATAGATAAAAGCTTAAATACTCAACGACACGCCCTAAACGAGACCACCAAACTTTTCCTCAAACTCGTCTATATGGTCGTCTACGTCACGGCTGATCTCTGGGAAATCGTCGATCATTTTTGATCCATATTGTTCGCGTACGGTGTGACTATATGAGATTCAGGCATAACGTTAGGTTGAGTAGAAGGATTGTGTGGTACAGCCATTCCACCAAGAGCTGAGACAGCTACTAAAGCTAAGTGGTGCGGATCTGTAGTAAAGCCAGCTGCTGCCCAAGCTGACATACCTGTAGTAGCTGCTAGGCTGACTGATTTTGGGTTAGAGATAGGAAAACGGATCACGGTAGCTTTTTCATTAGAGCTGTGTAAGTGGGTTTGTCTACGATACCCGTTTGAGGGGTTTTCTGAGCCTTCTGAAAGATTTTTACAGCTGCTGTGTCAATAGTAGACCAGGGTGAATTGAGATTGACCTTAGCAATTAAACCAAGCTTGTAGAGAGCTTTTTCTACAGCTAGCTCTTGAGGAGTTTTTGCCTTAATGGTGAAATCTGAGGCAGCCCAGGCAGGAGCTGAATATACCGTCGTAGGTTTAGTAACAGCTGGAGTGGAATTATGGGTAACAGCCATTCCTGTTCCTGTAAGAGCTGTAGCCCCTGCTACGCCTGTAGCTACTAGCTTATTTGTGCCTATAGATTGAGCTGGCTTTANCGTGTTTTCATAAGCAGGACGAATTACAGCTAAAACGTAAAGATAAGATCTGTGACGTAAATAAACACCGTGGCCTGCGCTTTGTGACGCCTGGGTTATATGCTCAGGACTGGTGTTGCCACCTACGGTAGTAATGCCGTCTCGAGAAGCTGCAACCACGATTTCTACGTGATCGGCTTGGCCCGTCCCTTCAAAAGAATAAAAAATTAAATCCCCTGGACGCGCGTCATATTTTCCAACTACAGCACCTTTAGCTTGAAACCAGGAAAGACCAGCTGGGCAATATGCAAAACCTTTAGGTGTTTGAGCAGCTACAAGATTTGAAAGATTATTTTGTGCAAAAACCCAGGAGACAAAACAAGCGCACCACGGGACGTCACCGATTCCATACCACTCTGAGTATGGGTTTTTATCGGTTGAGCCACCGTAGAAGCCTGTTTGCCCCTGGGCAGTTGTAACAATATCTAAAGCTGTAGCCATAGCTACATTCTATCTATTTTGTGGTGTTAGCCTTTGCGACCTTGTTTCCCTCAGNTATAGCTGCATTAACGGCAGCTTCTACAAGAGGAGCAGGCGCACCTGTTTCCTTTGTAATTGTATTAACAAGAGATTTAGGGTTAATTTTTGCAAGGATAGGAACAAGCAGTCCACCTACAAGAGCGCCGACTACGACCTCTTTGACCGTACGGTGTCCTGTTTGAAAGGTTGCATAACCAGCACCTGCTACGCCGTAGCAGTAGTGCTCTAGAAGAGCGATATTTTGCTTAGAGAGTTTAATCTTTGGGAGCTTCATTAGATTCCTTTCCAGAAATCAGATTTCGGACGAACTTTTCGGCCTCAAAATCACTAGCTGAGGCGTGGTGGATTCCACCGACTCCTCTGTGGTGCTTTTCGCATAACCATTCAAGGTTATCTGCTGATTCTACCCACGCTCCGACCTCATCTGGGTTGGATACGCCTGGATAGACAGCTTCAAGCCATTTCAGGTCCACATTATTCATAGTTGCAAACTCTACGTGAGAGTGGTGAAGCTCTAGTCCTCCATAGCACTCAGAGAAATCTTGACGAGCTCCTCCGATAGCGCATACCGCTGTGGCTTTTGTTTTCTTGCGAAACGCGTTGAAATCTTTGTAATGAGGATCGTCGGTGCGCTCAGGGTGCTCTGGATAATGGACAATATACGAGTTAGTAATTTTTTGATCGTGAGCCTCCGTCACTTGCTGCCTTCTTCAATATGGTTATTAAATCTACCTTTTAATTCAGATAAAGCTTTAACGGTTTCAAGAGTAAGTCGAGTATTTTCTTCTAAAGCTTTATCCTGGCGCTCATTACGAGCTTCAATTCGAGCTAAGCTATCGGCGATTGAACCGCCACTGTTACGCTTGTAAGTATAGTTTTCCAAGTTATCCAATTTGTGTTTGATTCTAAACCAGATCCTAAATCCGCTGTAAATAGCTACCGAGGTTGCTCCTATAAACCAGATTATTTGAGCCCAGCTAGCAGCATTAGTAAGATTCATAAAAGTTGCGCCCTTTCGGGTTATAGGTTAGACGAGGACAATAGTCCTAAGTGTACCTGCTGAGTCTATGACTTTCAGAGTGTTAGAAGTTGAGTTAATCCACATATCACCCTTACGCGTGTAAGTTGGATCTGTAGCTACAACAGGAATAGTAAAACGAGCTGCTGTTTCCAGCTTCCTTAGGCGATCGTCTAGAGCTGTAAATATGTCTCGAATAGCTGGTGGCTGATTGACGTATGGCATTTTTAGTCCTAGTTGCTTGTAGTTGTAAGAGTAAGGGTAACGCGCTCTGGCTGATTGTTTTCTCCTGGCGAGACATTTAGGCCAATAATGCGGAAGTTGCCGTCAAAGGTAGAAGGGTAAAAATCGTCTGTGATAACGAGGCGAGCTTGATCTCCCAGGCTATAAGTTCCATAGACAGGATCTACATACGGTGGAGCTACTACCTGAATAGTCTGAGGAGGGTANGAAACTACCGATACCTGNCCTNNAGCCATATTTCCCAGCAGTGTGCTGTCAGTGATATTGGAATAGTTCATTGAGTCCTCAAGGAGAGGCCAGCCAGCCGTGAGCTTTGTAGAGTCAGTGCCAGTAGAGACCAATTTAGCTTCATTAGAGCCAGCTCCAGTGAGATAGACCGTATTGGCAGCTTTAGTACCGTCCTCTTTGTAGTTGTACTGGACGATATTTCCAGCAGGCAGCATAAAGACAGGAACAGTAGTTGAGGTGCTTGAGTAGGTGTTACCTAGTCTTGGATACCCCAGCTGGAGGGTTTTAGTAGGGTTACCATTAACGTCATAAGCCACCTTGATATTAAAGTCAAAACCGTTAGTAGCTTTAGCCAGGTCCGAAATAGCGCTGAAATAGGTTTTAAGCTCGTAGCTGTAATACGTCTGTGTGACGGTGACGCCAGAGGTATTAGTAGGCACAATAACGCCTATATTGCCCCCTGTGACAGCTTGAGCTGCAGTCACTAGGTTTTGTACTACCGTGAGCTGATCGACGCCTGTAAAGGCCTGTGTAGTCGTAATACGGCGACGCTCAAAGTAGCTCTCAAACTCACGAGCTGTAATTTTAAGGTGCTGACTAGCTGTATCCCATTCACGTCCCCAAATAATGCCACCCCAGACCAGGGTGCCAGCGCGATCAACGTAGATCGCATTCCTGCCTGGAACTGTAGAAGCTAGGACATTAAGAGCAGCAGCACTTACACCCGATAGCAGTAAATCCCCTGTCAGCGTTCCAGCAGCGTTTAACTGTTGCGTGAAATTGACATTAGTGATCGGCAGTTCAGCGATTATGTTGTTAGTCAGTAGGTCGGCGAATAGATACCGATAATAAGTAGTAGCCATTTGCCTATCTTACTTACTTAGCAGGTGTAGGAGCGACCTCAGGAATAATCGGGGTTGCAACTACTGGCGCGATAAACTTTGTGCCGTCATAAGTCCAGCCGATACCAGCAGGGTTAGAGTCTGTGTATTCTACGCAGGTTAGCCCTGTAACCAATTCAGCGATTTCTTTGGTGTCGGCAATAATTACATTAGTTACTACGCCGTTTTGTATTTCAGCAAAAGTAGCCATTATTCATTTCCTTTCGGTGGGTAAAACTTACCATCTTTATAAATCCAACCTATTCCAGCAGGGCTGTTTTCTAAAGTCATTAAAATAGTAGTCCTACCATCTAACCACTCGTTCACTTCATCAGCCTTAGCATCAGGTGGAATCATAGTGATTACTTTTTCATTATCGTAATCAAGTACTGCGTACATAAATCCCCTTAGTAATAAAGTACGATAAAACCATTTCCGCCAGTACCGCCATTGCCACCGCTAGGTGCACTAGAACTTGTACCACCAGTACCGCCACCACCGCCACCGCCGCCACCACCATTAGTGCCGTCATTGCCGTTCAAACCATTAGCGGGTGTTGATGTTGTTGAAGCGCCGCCTGAACCACCAGTGCCACCAGTGCTTGTAATAATTCCAGTAAGCCCGCCTGAACCACCAGTGCCACCAGTTAAAGCAG